TAGCTTCTCACGACGGCTTCAGCGCCCTTATGAGGTTCACCCCCATAATTCCTGTAATTCTCAGGAAAGACCGCCTTGTTCACTATCTCCTGAATCGGGACATCGGGCTTACCCTTGTTCCAGAACGCACCCAAGAAGTGAGGCTCGTCAATGAGCGTCTTATCAACGTTCATCTTCATGCCGAACTTACTGAGGTACTCAGCCCATGCGTTGAGGTCAACGTCACCAACCACACTCATCAGCACATCATCGCCCAGAACAAACAGAGATCGTCTGTTGATCCGGAGATCGAAGCGGCTAGCAAGTGCGTAACACAGAGCCACATTACAGATGGAATCAACCACCTGAGTGAAGTAGCTGCCGGAAGGAACGCCATGACACTTACCCTTATATAGATGACCATCAGGCATCACAATAGGAGTATAGATAAAGTAGTGCGTCAGCTTATCCCAGCCGAACTGCTTGAGATCTTCACTTCTGAACCATGTTGCTATGATTCGAAATGCAGCTCGAATCATCGTTCTGGACAAAGTAGTATCATACTTGGAGTAGTCCATTGCGACAATTCTGCCTGGAGACTCAACGATGTAACGGTGAATGTAAGCTCCAAGCTCACACTTCGTCATACCGAAGGCCATTGGCGTACGTCTCTTGAGCATCTCATCGATGAAAGGCCGGGCGAACCTTGCTTCCATGATTATCATCTCAAGAGGGTAGCCCCAGACAAGACGTGTCTTGTTGCCTCTTTGCGTACGTTTATACGCAACGCAGGGATTGGGTGCCTTGCGCTCAAGCCTAATCTGACTCTCGCGATCAAAAGAGTACGTTAAAGACTCGGCTTTGCTCAACATTAAAGGCAGTCCAGAGGACTTGTTAAGCTTGAGCGCGCTGGAGACGACTTCGTCATCCTTCAGCACATGAAGCGCTTCCAGATCCTTAGGCTTTGAAAATATTTGATAAGCCCTCTCAAAGCCACGACGCAAATGCTCATCCATGCATTCGTAGTCGTCCCATTCTGTCGCATAGCGCTCTAGGGCACTATACAATTGCGCAGGCTCATAAATTGAACGAGGGTCTTCCTCCCACTGAAAACCTTGCTGCTCAAGAATCTGCGCCACGTGATCGTCGAATACAGCTTTCGGGTTAGCTGCACTCATCTGGGAGATGTACCGTTTTAAAGATTTACGTCGAAACGGCCCCATGTCTTGCAACACAGTAAAACGACCTCCTAGAATCACGTGTGACTTACGGTCACCAGTCG